TCAGGCGTTCTTGATGTGCGCCCAACCTACGCGGTCGATGAACTCAAACCCAACTTCGCAGAGCTTGCGGCACCACTTCTGCGAACACTGCATGATCTCCGCAATCTCGCCCCATGTCTCGGCTTGGCAGTAGTACATGCAGATTGCGTCGGCGTAGTGCGTGCCCTTCATCCTAGCCAAGCCGCCGCGCCCGTCCGAGCCGTAGAGCACTTCGCACGCTTCGTCTAGCGTGCCCTCAGCATCGGCGATGCGCTGCCTAAGCTTGCCCTCGAAGTCGATGCGCTGCGATACGGATTCCATCGGGTCGCTAACGTCTCCGCCACCGCCGCCCGTCTGGTAGCTCTGAGCCTTCGCGCCCTCGCGCGCCTTCATGCGTTCGAGCATTTCCCGCGCCTTGTCGGTCTTCACCACCTCGGCGCGGATGCCCTCGAAATACTCCTTTGCTCTCACATGCCGTCACCGCCAGATCGTGCGCGCTTGCGCTCTTCGCGCCAAAGCTTGAAGGCTTCCCATAGCCCAAGCTTCGCAAGGTCTGTGCTCGGCGGCTGAGCCTTTACTAGCGCCACGCCGTCAATAGAAGCAGCCACAACCTCAGCGCCGATAATGTACTCAGCCACAAGCCCCAGTTCATCGACAAGCACGCGTTCGCAACGCATGAGCGAACCTTTTAGCGGCATGCCCGATAACGACAGGACGGGCGGAATCTGAACGTTCATCTTACGTGCCATAAGCTCGATGTTTTCGGCCATTCCGTGCGTTGCGGTCAGGATTGGATAGCCCGTCTCGTTTGACATTGCGATAAGGCACGTGGTCTTGCCCGTTTGCCTTCCGCCGATGATTGCCAGCATGCCAACCACCTACTCAACGCCCGTGCTGCCGAAGCCGCCCGCGCCGCGCTCGGTGTCGCTCAGCTCATCGACCGGCACAAGCTCACAAGGAACATAAGGCATCACGACAAGTTGGCATACGCGCGTGCCCGCTTCGAGCGTAACCGTCTCGTAGCTCTGGTTGATGAGAGCCGCGCAGACCTCGCCGCGATAGCCGCTGTCGATAACGCCAACACTGTTCGAAAGCGTGATGCCCTGCTTTGCGGCAAGGCCGCTGCGCGGGAACACAAGCCCCACGCATCCGCTCGGAATCTCGACGGCAAGGCCGCAACCGACAACGCACTTCTGCATCGGTTCGAGCGTGACAGTCTCGGTAATGCGAAGGTCAAGCCCAGCATCGCCCTCATGCGCATAGCGCGGCATCTCGATTCCCTCATTGACCTTCTTAGCGCGAAGCTTCCTGCCAATCATTAGCGCACACCCAGAACATGACGCGTGACGCGCACGCTTCCAGCCTTAACCCACTTGCCGCCGTAAGTCTGACCCTTCGGGCGGATAACAACCTTGTTACGGTGGCTCATCGCGACAACCTGATATTCGCCGCCCTCATGCTCCACCGTGTCGTTTAGGAAAACGAGCTTACCCGCCGAATCGACCGGGAACGAAGCGGCGCTGGCGTATGCCGCGACCTCCGGCACGAGCACGACATAAACGGGCTGCTTGATCTCTGCGCCCTTCTTCTTGATTCCGAGCATCCTTCTTCCTCCTAAAACGGTACGTCATCGTCGTAAAGGTCTGGCGCTGCCGGTTGAACTGGCGCAACGGGCGATGGGTCGCCGGTTGCCATCGCAAGACCGGGTGCGGCTGCGTTCGCTGGTGCTGGCGATTGAGCATCGCGCTTGTGCTGCATCAGCTCCACGTCATCAACGCGCACTTCCCAGCGCTTGATGCTCTGGCCGTCCTTCTGGTAGCTTCGCGTGTGGATACGCCCGATAAGCGAAATCTTGGTGCCCTTACGAAGCCACGGCGCGAGCGCTTCGGCGCGCTTACCGAACATGACGCAATCAGGCCAGTTCGTGTATTCGCCCCATGTGCCGTCGCCGTTCGGCGTTCGCTCGTTGACAGCCAGCGAGAACGAAACGACAGGGTTTCCGCTCTTCGTATAGCGCAGCTCGGCATCTGCGCCGAGATTGCCCGAAAGCGTGATCTTGTTTAGGCTCACTGCGCACCCCCGAACAGCTCGACAAGCGCCGCGCGCTGGTTCGCTCCAAGACCGCGAAGGCGGCGCGATTCGGAAATATGAAGCTTGCGCATGGTCTGCTGCGTGCGGGCGAAACCGTAGCCCGGTGCTGCCTTGATGAGCGTAAAGACCTTCATTCGCGCCACGGTGTCATCGGTGCCAGCCATGTTGAGCACGTCGGGCACGCTGTAAGAGCCATCGGCAACGCCCTTCAAGATCGCGGCGCGGCGCTGGCGTGCTGCCTTCGCCTTTTCGAGGTTTTCGCGGCGCTGCTCAGTTGTCAGATTCGGAATCATCTTTCTTCCCTTCGTGTTCGTAAATCGTTTCTTCGGTTCCGTCCTCGTTGCGGACGGAAATTGAGAACTGCAAATCGCAGTCTTTGAAGATTTCTGGTGCCCTGTCAGCAACACCGTTGAAGATACGTTTCCATTGCTCATTCGTTAGGCCGCTCATTGTCTTCTTCACCCCCTGTTTCGTAGGTGATGTATTCGTTGCCGTGCGTAAGCTTGACGGGCGGCGTGTAGTCCTTCATGGCATCGTCAACGCTCTGCGTCATGAGCTTGCGTTTGAGCCGTGCCCAGTCATCGTCGTTAAGCTCAATGGTCTTCATCGCACCTCATTTCTTCGTGACGCGGTAGGTGCCGGAAACCCGAATCGCCTTCAGTGACTTCAAGACGTGCTCCGCGTGCTCCTTGCCAACGATGGTCAGCGTTTGGGCGGGAATCGTGATCTCGTAGACCGTCTGCGCTTCCTGCTTCTCGCGCTCCCACATCCGCTTCAGGACGGCTTCGGTCTTAGCCAACGTCGCTTGCATTTCCTTGCTTAGCTTCGGCGCGTCAGGCTTGAAATCGAACGTTTGCGGCTCCACTGGCACCCTCCCTTCTCACGATTGCCTGATAATTACTTCTAATCAGCTACGGGCTTGCCAAACCCGAACCGAAAGCATCGGTTAATCTCGCATTTCTTCATCGGTTACCGCTGAAACCGAAAACGGGAGATTGGTTCACTTTTGGCACACCTCCAATCCGGCAGCACGGTTCTTGACTTGCTCGAATATCCGAGCAGCCGCCGCGTCTCGCCCAGGCGCTCTATGGCCGTAGTATCGAAGCGTCGTTGCTTCGTCGGCATGCCCCAATCTCTCAGAGAGTGTCTTTAGATCGCAGCCGTTCATGATTAACCACGTCGCGTGCGTATGCCGTAGGCTATGGAACGTGATTTCATTCGACAGCCCGCACGCCGCACGTAACCGCCTGAAAGCCTTTGAGACGGACGTAGGGCGAACGTAAGAACCGTTTAGGGTAACTAGCGGCGTATGAGCGTTTCCACGCCCTAGAAATTCGTTCTGACGCTTTACAAACGCATCAATGAAAGCCATATCTGCTTCTGTGATGCTGACTGAGCGGCTTTTGCGCCCCTTCGTTGCATTGCTGCGGTAAGGCCGTTTGCCCGTTTCCTCAATGACGTTGCCGCATACGTAGATGCGCGTAAGCTGCCTATCAACATCCATGCGGCGAACGGCGCACACCTCGCCAACACGCATGCCAGTTACTAACGCAAGCCACGCGGCGAACGCATATACCGCGCTCTTGTAGTCGGCCTTCTTCGCCCAATCTCCAGTTATAGCGCCCTCAATCTTGACGTTAAGCTCTTCAAAGTCCCATTCGATTAGAGCCGAAGCTTCGTGATGGTCTGGCGAAGGCTTAGAAACGTCGTTCATAGGATTGCTATTGCAGATGCCCATATCAACGAAGTAGTTATAGGCTCCGCGCAAGAAATGATGAACGGTAATAATGCTGTTAGCGCTAAGCCCTTGCCCTCCCTCTTCCTTGCTCGCTCCCAGAATGTCTTGAAAGCGGCTGAAGTCAATAGCCGCAAGATCGCGGGCGTTTGCGTTCTTCAGATACTTTTCGACGTAGCGCGTGAATAGCCTGTAGTTCCTAACCGTGTTCGGGCTTGCCCCGCCTATTTCCCTATGCCGTGTGTAGTCTTTGAGCAAGTCAACCAGTCGCGCGCTTTTTACGGCTCCAAAGGCGGTGAGGTTCGCAGCCCAAGCGTCAGCGAGGGCTTGCGCTTCATCTTCCGTCTTCGCTTCAGGGAATCTCTTGTATGATCTCCTAGCCTTGCCGTCGATACCGCGCCCAAGGTACAAACGACACTCGAAAACGTCATCTGCACCGCGCTTGACCTTAACGCCCATTTCATGCCCTCGCGATTTCAGCAAGCGGTTTACTCTTCATCTGGCCGCATACGCCTTCGAGCGCAATAAGACGCTCCCAGTAAACGGGCAAGTGCTCGTGTATCGCCTTCAGCTCGCGCATGTTCTTATTTCGGCATAGCCAGCAAGAAGCCCTGTCGAGAACGTCATATAGACGCACCCCATGATCGAGCCATTCGTTACCGCGCCGATAGCAGAGCGCTAGGCAGTCTGCTTCCGTCATGCCGAAATCAACAAGCGGAAGGCGTTTGAATTCCTGCCTTTCCCTAGCAATGCGCTTCGTCTCATCTGCCGATATTCCAACGTAGACAATCGCGTTTCGAGCGGTTGCGTATGCGTCTAAGGCGCTCGTCTTCTCGGTGGTACCCCATCTGCAAGCCCCGCCGCACCAGCCGTAACCCGTTTTGTGAACCTCTCCGGTTTTACGGCTCTTTACCGGCCTGCAAAGCATGCTCCACCACATCGGGTTCTTTGGCCGAAGCTCGGTGTATTTGATTCCGTTTCGTGCAAGGACGGGAAGCATCCTATTGCGCTCGTCATAGATCGCGTCAAACTCCATGCCCGTATCGAAGAACAGCACTTCGTCAAGTGGCATGTTGTTATCAATGAGCTTCCAGAGCATTGCGGTGCTGTCCTTGCCCCACGAAACGGAAGCTATCGAGTAGCCGCCCATGCTACTTGCCAACCTTCATGAACGCACGCATAACGCAGATGAGCGAGAACACGACGAACACCGCAAGTGCGATAAGCCCGAAACCAGCGCCGAAGAACACGCCAACCGCGATGCTCACAACGAGTGCCAGAATGGAAAAAAGGACGATTGCAACGTATCCGTAAGCGACCTGCTCGATCTCTCTATCTTCTTTCAGCATGTGAAACCTCCTAAAACGTGAGCGCTATAAGCGCGAGAAACACTAGAAACAGCGCGATTGCCAGAAGCGCTTGATAAGCCCAGTAGCAGACGCACCAAAACGCGGCTACGGTCGCTGCGGTGGCAATGGCGCAAAGTACGATCTGGTAGCGCTTCACTTCTTGCCTTCCGTCTCGGCAATCAGGTAGTCGATGCACTGCTTGCACTTCTGCAAGTCCTGAACGCCGTTCTTGCGCCGCCAGCGCCAAAGGTATTTGAAGGCACAGCCCCACCAGTAGGCAGATTGGGCGGGCAAGGCGTACTGGTCGCCGCTCATCATCGAGCGCATAGCGTCCATGCACTCAATCTGGCCGTCGCCCGCGTAGTGGTCGGGATGCTCCACGGCGTTGCCCTGCTGCTTCAGCTCGGCAAGGCTCTTTGCGTTCTTAGTCTCAATCATGGATATCTCCCTTGATTTCATCGACAATCTCGTAAAGCGTTTCAGCGAAGCTGCTAATCATTCCTGCAACATCTCGATTGCTCAGCGTTCCTGATTCGCTGATCTCGATTCCTCCAGCAAGAATCGACATGTCACCAGCAAGCTCTTCAAGTTGTTCAATTCGATATTGGGCATTCGCAATCATCGGTAGACAACTCCAATCATCCATTCGCAAACCCACCTGTAGAACGCCCGTAGAAATGGCTGAACGTTCGTGTCATCAGCCCAACCGGCAATGCCAATGAACCCGTCTTCGTTGAACGAGATCGCTTCGCGGTCTTGGAAGTAGAAGCCGCTAACGCGCAGAAAGGCACTCTTGATTCCTTGCCGTTCATGGGCAAGGTTGATTTCTGGCTGGTACTTCTTGCGGTATGACGGGCGCATTTCCATGTGGTGCCCGTCGCGCTCGTGCCGTGCGTACTCGATTGCAAGAAAGCCTTCGAGCGCTCGAATGTCGTTCCAAGTGATCTGCTCGTATGAGAGCTTGCTTGCGAACAGCTCACGCGCAGCGTCTCGCGTTGTCGGTGCAATCATGCTTTCACCCCCAATTCGCCTGATTGTGGAAAACTCTGTTGAAAACCAGTGGAAAACATCTTTTGAAGAGCGCGAATTTTCGCGTTTTCGAGCGCTCTCAAAAAGAAGGAGCAAGAAAAGGAACCTTGCTTGATAGGTTGACTAACAAGCAAGTACGGCGGGTTTTGGTTTTGGTTCGAGGAACCAAAACCCGCCTTGTCTTGTTTTGTATTGTTTTGTTTTATGGTTAGGCGACCATTTGCGGGTGGGTTTAGCCAACCTAAAACCACCGGTTTTGCATCGGGTTTTAATTGCATGTGTTTACACCTCCTGACCTGCTGAATCGTTGTTCTTGGCGTTTTTGCGCGGCCTTCCGCCCTTGCGACCGTTCGCGCGCTGGCGACCGAAATAAAGCGCGTTTTTTAGCATGCGAAAGTTCGTCAAGAACCCGTCTCCGTCACGTTCGAGAAGCCCTATATCCAACAGCTCTTCGACAAAGGATTTGCAGTCTTCAATCGACACGTACTCATCGAAAGCGCCGGTCTGCCCGAAGCCGAGAACGCCCGCGAGAATAAGCGCGTCTTCCTCCGTCTCGAAAGCGATGCGGTGCCCCTTGGTAGCCGCCAGATATTCGCAGAGCCGCCACCAGCGACCGTAGCCGTCATATCCCCGGCGATGAATGAGCCGTTGGCACTTCACATCTTGCGATGCGTTGGAATCGTGCGAAAAGAAGGCCATAGGCTCTTGCGCAGCGGTCGTTTCCTCCCTCGTAGGCATGTAGTCACCCCCTAACCGTCTTCGTCGCCGCAGAACGCTTCTGGCGCGCCCTGCTGGTGCCATCCGTCCCAGACGCAGCGCCCTATCTCACGGCAGTTCGTCCAGACCTCGTGGCCACGGAACACGCAGCACGTCTTGCCGCGCCATCGCTTCGCGTCGAAGCTGCATGATTCCGGGTCTGGCATGGGCGGTTCTCCGAAGTCGAGCGGCAAGGTTTCCTGTGCGCTATTCCTCTTCATCGCTTGAAATGTCGTAGGCAATCGAGCTGCCAACGTAGGTGAGCAGCTTTTGCATGTGCTTAACGGCGCTAGGCTCAGGCTTTGCGTCCTCTTCAAGCAGGGTGTCAACCCATGCGAGGGTTCCGCGAATGATCGCGAGCGTTGAGGGCATGTCGATATCGAGCGCTTCGCCGGTCTTCTGGTTAAGAAGCGTCATGCTCCCGTTCAGCGCGAACGTCGCTGCGCCGACCTTGGCGATGGTTCCCGTGATTTCCTTACGCTTCATGGTTCTTCTCCTTGTCGAACATGGACGTTCTAAGCTCGATGCGCATTTCCGGATGCCGCTCTAGCAGCCATCGCGCGAGCAAAGAGCTGTCGCTGTTGTTGATTCCGTAGGTGTGTTCGTTGCCCTGATCGTCCACGAAGGGCACTCCAACGAGCTTCACGGTGCCCTCGTAACGCTGCTTCTCGATGAGGTACTTAGTTGAGACGCGAAGCCCGCGAGTGTCGATTGCGAGCGCCGTAAGCTCTATCTCGCGAAGCGCCTTCGGGTTCTTCTCGCACCACTCCTTGAACAGGTAGCGCCTGTCGGCGACCTTTAGCGGCATCGAGTAGACGCGCTGGCGCTCTTCGCGCATGACCTTTTCGAGCGGCTGCGCGTAGTTATCGGTGTCCATGCGGGCACCTCGCTTCGCGGCTCATGACGCGCCGCAAGGCCGCTTCTGCTTCTTCCTTGGTCGCCGAGTGCGGAACTGGTAGAAATACGCGCCTGTAGAGCGCGACAACCCTGCTGTTCTCCGGCGTGTAATTCGTTTCCTCGATGTGAGCCATCCAGAAGCCGTGTTCGTCGCGATAGACGTATGCCTCATGACCAGATCACGCGCCACAAGACGCGCCCAATCACGACGTAAAGCGGGATGAGAAGCCACCAGCCCACGAGGTCGCAAAGCCACGTCAGGAAGGCGGCAGCGGCCATGGGAAGAATCCCTGAGAACGTCAGCGCCGCGATTGCATACAATCCCCAGCGCTTCCAGCGCGGCGTGCGCGCTATACTTTTATCTGTCAATTGCCGGTCGCAATTTGACGCGCCCGTTCGGTGCTGCAACACCGGGCGGGCACCTTCCTTCGCAGCAGCCACGCGATAACGAGTTCCGCGATCGCGCGGTAGAACCGCCGTTGCGCGGCATCTAGGCCGCACGGTTCGTGCATCCGTAAAACCACCCCCAAAACCACCGGTTTTCTTATCGGTTTTCATCGTCTGAAACCTCCGTTTTTGAATCAGCTTTGTTAGCGATCGTGCTGAAAAGGTCGAAGAGCGAGCGAGATACAACGAAGACGAAGAACGCAAACGCCGATACCGCTAGAGCTGCGTAAACCAAGTTTCCTAATACCGGGTTCAGCAGATACAAGCCGACAAGCAAGCCAACAATCAGCAAGGTTGCGGCAAACGGAAGAATCGCCGCGATAAGGATTGAAGCGGCAATCATTAAGAAGCGCTTCATTCCTCACGCCGTCCATCGTTGCCCATCTTGGCGAACTTCTCTCGTATCCTTGGCGCGTTCGAGAGAACCGAGCCAGCCCAGCGCACGAACAGGCTCGTGACGCTCGACGCGAGCGGGTCAACGATGCCAAGCCGCGCAAGCTCGCCCTTGAACCAATCGGATGCAATCGAGAGGTTCCATCCGTCCGCCCCGTGAACATCCAGACCGAGGAAATCGCCTAGGTACTCTTCGTGATCCTTGACTGCTTCGGTAATCCGCTTCTCTACAACGTCCATGTCCTAAACCTCCTTCGGGAACGCGCAAAGATCGTTGGGCGTGCAGCCCAGCGCTTCCGCGAGCTTGCAAGCCGTCTCCAAAAGCGGCGCAGTCTCGCCGCGCAGGTACTGGCGCACCGCATCGACCGAAACGCCGGAAGCCGAAGAAAGCTGCTCGGCGTTCATATCCGCTTCGGCCATGAGAACGCGAAGCCGCTTGCGCACAACCTGTTTGAACTCAGGCATGGTTGACCTCCTTTCAAATCTACGAATTTCGTATGTCGTGCTATAGCCTATCTACGAATACGGAAGAAGTCAACAACAAAATACTAATTTCGTAGATTTGAGTAAACGAAATTGGTAGAATGTACGCCGAAGGAGGTAAGACGATGAGCTACACATTGCGAATGAAGGAGCTTCGAAAGACAAAGAAGCTGACCCAAAGCCAACTTGCTTCACTGATTGGCGAAACAGACAGAGTTGTTGGCGCATGGGAGCGTGGCGAAACCGCCTTGCCATTGGACAGTGCCTATAAAATTGCCCTCGCCCTCGATTGCAGCGTCAACGATCTGTGCGGCTGGCCTAAAGGTAAGAACGAAGGTCGCGAGTTCGAAGACGATTTCGAAGCCGAACTGCTGAGGTGCTACCGAGCAAGCACGCCGGACAGGCAAGACAGGATTCTAGATACCGCCCGCGATGCTGCGGGCATGTCTAAAGAAATGGCCGAACGTCATATGTCTGAAGCCAAGCAGCAGACGGCATAGAAGGAGGTAATAAGCATGACCGCAGAAGAACGCTACGACGCGGCATTCAACGAGTTCATGGATGCTGTAGAGAGTAGCACCATCGATGAAAAGCAGCGCAGCGAATACAAGGAGCTGATGCGCCGCGTTTCCTTGTATTCCGACACATTCGACCACCTTTTCGAAAACATCGAAAAGGTGAAGCGCTATGCGAAATGTGCGCCGGAAACGCTGCCAAGCATGCTCGTTCTTTCAGGCCGAATCGCCGAGCTGAACGAGATTAGGCAATAAAAAACCCCGCGCGGCTTCTTGGCGGTTGGCGCGCGGGGAATAGGTGAAAAGCAGGTCGCTTTGTCGCGCCCGCTCTAAGAGGTGATTTTAGCATGACGAAGAACCGAGCCGCCATATATGCGCGCTTCAGCTCGCACAATCAGCGTTCGGAAAGCATAGAGATACAAGTTGAAAACTCGCGTGAATACTGCGAGCGCGAAGGCTTGCAGGTCGTTCATGAATACTGCGACTACGCGCAGACGGGGCGCAACATCGACCGCGCCGAGTTCCAGCGGATGATGCGCGATGCCCGACACGGGCTATTTGATTATGTGGTGATCTACAAAGTTACGCGAATCATGCGCAACCGTGATGAAATGTCGCTCGCGCGCATCATGCTTCGCAAGGCTGGCGTAGAAATACTATACGCTGGCGAGGACATTTCCAGCGGGTCAAGCGGCGTGTTGCAGCTCGGCATGCTCGAAGTTCTCGCCGAGTATGAGAGCGCGCTTGATAGCGAGCGAATTAGAGACGGTATCCAGAAGAACGCCGAACGCTGCATGGCGAACGGGCGCACTCTGTACGGGTGGGATATCGTAGAAGGCCGCTACGTCATCAACGAGCGTGAAGCATCGGTGCTTCGCAGGATGAAGAACATGTTGTTTGCCGGTAGCTCTGTCGCCGATATCGTACGCGCCGTGAGCGCCGAGCGAAGCAAGCGCGGTGCCAAGTTCAATCAGGATACCGTCACGAAGCTTCTAAAGCGCGTCCAGAACGCGGGTGTATACAAGTACGCCGGTCATGAAGTGCCGGACGGGATGCCCGCCATCTGGTCGCAGGCCGAACAAGATATGATAGACAACATCCTTGGCGACCGTCACAAGCCGCGCCGCAAGATCAACTCAACGCTAGAGTTCCCGTTGTCCGGTAAGCTCTACTGCGCAAAGTGCGGCGCTCCAATGGCGGGAACAAGCGGCACGTCATGCACTGGCGCGACGTACCACTACTACAAGTGCCGGAAGTGCCGCCGAACCGTGCGGCGTGATCTCGTAGAAGACGTTGTTTGTGATATGACCCTGCAAGCCGTTGCGCGCGAAGACGTTAGGCAGCGCATAGCAAGCGGCATGGTGACGTTTCAAGCCGAGCAACCGAAAGAGCAATCGAGAAGCTACGCGATAAAGAAGGAACTGAAGCGGATTGACCGCACCTTTGAGCGCATCTGGCAAGCGATAGAAGACGGCATCGCTCCGCCCGGTGGCAGAGAGCGCACCGAAGAGCTGAAGCAGCGCAAGAGCGAGCTTGAAGCAGAGCTGCGCATTGCAGAGAGAGAAGAAGCGTTCAACATCGGCGTTGACGAACTCATGCTGTGGCTCGATGATGCGGCGGAAAACCTAACGCCAGAAGTGATCTTAGGCACCTTCGTTCGATTCGTTGAAATCGACGGGAAGACGCTAAACGTCTACTTTGCTTTTGACCACTACGGCGATGATTTCAGGCCGAAACAGAAAAAGGCCGAACCATGCCCCGAAGGGCATAGTTCGACCAATTCTCTTTTGGTGGAGCCTAGGGGGATCGAACCCCTGACCTCATGGCTGCCAGCCATGCGCTCTCCCAGCTGAGCTAAGGCCCCGAAAAAGTGCGAGGACTATATTAACACAACGGACGCGACGCGCAAGAACTTTTTTCAGGAATTTTGGAAATTCCCGCTAGCGGCGCTCGCGTCCCTCGCAGCTCCGGCTTTACTCGGCCTCAGATGCGGCGACGATCTGGTCGATGATGCCGTCCAGGGCGCCTTCCACCTCGTAGGCCTCTACCTTGCCTTCGTCCACCAGACGGGCGAAGGTCGGATCCATCGGCAGCGTGGCCACCGCAGGGATGTCGTACTTCTCGGCCACGGCCGCGCCCTGGGGCTCGCCGAAGATATGGTGCTCCTTGCCGCACTCGTCGCACTTGAAGTAGGACATGTTCTCCACGAGGCCCACCACCGGCACCTCCAGCGACTTCGCCAAGTTCACGGCCTTGCCGACGATCATGGCCACAAGCTCCTGGGGAGCCGACACGGTGACGATGCCGTCCACGGGCAACGACTGGAAGACCGTCAGGAACACGTCGGAAGTTCCCGGAGGCATGTCGACGAACATGTAGTCCACATCGCCCCAGTTCACCTCCTGCCAGAACTGCTTGATGGCGCCGGTGACGACCGGGCCGCGCCAGGCCACGGGCATGTCGCCCTCGGGCAGCATGAGGTTCACGGACATGACCTCGATGCCGCTGGCGGACTTCGCCGGGTTGATGCCGTCGGCGTCGGCGGTCAGGCGGCTGTCGACGCCGAAGGACTTCGGAATGGACGGGCCGGTGATGTCGGCATCCAGAATGGCCACTTTGTGACCGCGCTTGTTCATCTCGGAGGCGAGCAGGCTGGTGACGAGGGACTTGCCCACGCCGCCCTTGCCGGACACGACGCCGATCACATGCTTGACGTTGGTGCGCTTGTTGGGCGCAAGGGTGCTGGGGCCAGCCTCGGCGGTGCGATCGCCGCAGCCGGAGACGCCGCAGCTGGAGCACTCGTGGGAACATTCTTCTGCCATGATTCCTTCTTTCTCTTCTCGAGTGGCCGCGCACTTCGCGACCAGGGTAGTTCGCAGGGCATCATAGCACAAACCCCGAGGCAT